AGGACTGTATCATGAGTAGTCTCTTTCTAATATCATTTCCAAATAATGTATTGCTTTTTTTATATCTTGCTCTCTACCTTTGACTGAATGTCTACAAATATATTTTATAGCGTTTCCCTCTGCGAACAAAAATTTATTTTCATTTATAAACTCTGCTGGTTGTATTTTCATATTACGGTAATGTTTGCCACCTACTTGTGCTTCTAAAGATTTATACGTTGAACCTTTAAATATATTTTTATCTGTCATATACTATATCCTTTGTATTCTTGTTTTGGTGATATGATATGTAGATGTTCCTTAGTTCGTGTTGCACCAACATAGAACAATCTATTTTCATCATCTGGGTTTTTTTCATATGCTTTCATTGTGTTCTCACTAAGATCAGTTAATAACACAACATTCTGTGATTCGCCACCTTTTGCACCATGTATGGTTGACAAGGTTATTCGTGGCTCTTCGTTTAGTTTTTCTCCATTCTTTCTCATCTTTCTTAAATACTCTACATCTCTTTTTGGTGCATCATCAAATGCTTCATACCAAACTGCATTACTATCTAGTTTTAAACCATAATCTTTTTTTAGTGTAGCAATATCGTAAGATGCATCTTTCAACATGCCTTTAAGTTTAGATCTATCTGTATTATCTTTCATGTATCCATATATTCTCTCTACCTGTTTGTACATCATGGGCTGACCTTTACGTAAGTTCTCCCAATCTTGTGCTGCATAATGTAGTTCTTGTTCTTTTGTTTTTTTAAATTTATTTCTGTAATACAAACCGTTTCTATACAGTGTGTCTTCTAATTCGTTTAACATATATTTGGTTCTAGCCATGACCAACCATTCGCCAGATGTCATATCTATTTGTTCAAAATCATCGTATCTAGATAATGCGCCTGCGTGTGTTTTTGGTTTCCAAGACTTATCTATTCTGTTTCTAACTTTGTTAATTACGTTCATAGCAACATTGTGCACCATGGCTGGTATTCTATGTGATTGTGTGAGTGGCATCATCAAACCTTTTTGTGCAATAAAAGAATCTACATCTGCACCTGCCCATCTAAATATTGCTTGATCATCATCACCTGCAATAAAAGAGTCTGTTGTTTTATTCCAAATACTTTTTGCCATATCCCACTGCATGAGAGATAGGTCCTGTGCTTCATCTATAAATACTACATCAAACTTTGGTGACTTATCTGATTTAATAAAATGTAATATCATGTCATTAAAATCTATTAGATTGTATTCTTTTTTGTATCGCTCTATTTCATTTGCAATAATAGTTAGCTTATCTCTTTCAAGATCACTGTTGTGTTCTGCTAAATCAAATTGTTGTTCTGGTGTAATATTTCGTAACTTTGCAAGATTTATTATTCGTAAGTATTCACTGTCAGATGTAAAAATACCATTGTGGTCGTCTTCAAACCTAGCGTAGTTGACAGGAAACCCTAGCTTCTTGCCTAAATCAACATAGTGTCTACGTTGCATCACGTCTTCTTTTTTTACACCAAGTTTTCTAAACGCTAGTGAATGTAGTGTTCTAAAATATGGTAGGTCGTCTTCTGTAAGATTAAATTTTTTTATGGCTCTGTCTCTTGCTTCGTATGCAGCTTTTTGTGTGAAAGCAAAGTATCCAACTTTATCAGGATCTGTTTCTTTTAAATAGTCATCTACTTTATTTAATAATGTAGTTGTCTTTCCTGTGCCTGGTGGTCCTAACACTATCGTTTTCATTAATATGGATCTTCCTCTTTTAGTTTCTTTTGTTTATACTCATCTGTCTTTTTGTCAAACTCTTTGACTACAAACACAGATAGTCTTTCTTTTCCTATCCTTCTATTTTCACAACTACATTTTTCTTTTAATAATTGTGCTGTTCTTGAATAACCAAGATCCCATCTTCTACGCATTAAAAACTGATGATAAAATCTATCAAATACAAAATGATGATACCCCTCTGATGTCCACACACCACCTTTTTTTAAATCATTTTTATCTGTTGATACTTGTCTGTTTAAACAAAACTCTTCTAAATGATTTTGTAATTGATCTTCTGTTCGTAATCCCTCCGCAGGTTCTGTAACTTCTGCATTGTGTAGCAATAAATTTGTTATCGTAACCCAATCTTTTTCTTTTAGTGTTGGTGGTCTGTTTCTTAATTGTTTCATACATGCCTCCTGAAATAAACTTTGCTGTCTCAAGTATTTTACATTCTCTAAGTATAATCTTTCTCCGTCTACATTAAGATAGTAGTAAGGGTCCTCCAAATCTATTACCTGGAGGTCGGTTAGCCCAGGAAACAGTATCTCCTGGCCGATACCATATTTTCTAGTTCGACATAATGTTTTATCACACATACTACACATTGGTTCATCTTTACATTTATAACCCCATTCTTTTTTATCGTGCTGTGTAACAACTATTTGTACCTCTGAATCTGACAATGGTTTTTCCATTGCAGTTGCATTAAATAAAATTAATTTTGACTTCCACTCTGCTGGCCATTTTTGTTTTGCATATACACCATAATGAAACAATGCATTGTTTCTACCACCTTCGCCTATCTTATTCATAGCTAGTGTTTCAATACAGGGTGGTCCATCACTATATTCTGATTTAGGTCTTTCTATTTCTAATTCTTGTAACATATCAGGATCCAAATAGTTTCCCGTATGTAAATTAAAAAAATCATCCAGTGTAGCAGCTTCACCATTTTTTTTAAATGCGTATCGAACAGAATTTTTATAATTAAAATATGGTAAGTTTAAAAAATTTCCTGTATCATCTTTCGATTTTAATTCTGTTTGTTTTGGAAAAACTTCTGACCCTCCATATCCTAGTACAGCTTTTATCTGCACTAATTTATCTCTCATTAATTTTGCTGATACGTAATCTGATGTAAATAAAAATATGTGTGCACCACCTGATTTTGATCTACACACAATCAATGGTAGTTTCATATTTTTTATTTTATCTATTAATTTTTTATGATCAAAACCTGCGTAAGAATCTATATCTATACAACCCCATTTACATTGATTATCATCATTAATAGGTATGATACCTAAATTTTCTTCACCATCTAAATGTTTTTGCCAAAGATTATCTGTTACTGGTTGACGTTTTACAAATGATTTACCTTTTATTTTTGTGCCATTACCATTTGTATCTTCTACAATAGTGACACCGTAAGCACGGTCTAATCCTGCGAATATGCTTTTAAATTTTTCTACCATAAAAATATAACGTGGGCAGCCTACTCTCGCGTGACTGCCCACTACCTAGGATACGGTTAGTATGGTTGTTTGGAGTCTGCCTCTCCGTTGCCATGTTTAGCTTGAATCTCACCTTTGCCTAATCTTTGTGAAAACTCTTTAGCCATTTCATATACACCCTTATCTGTGACTGGTCCCTCTTTAGTCACTTCCCATCCAAACCATGTACCTTTGTCATTTGACATTTGTACAGTTTTTAGATTGTAAATGTGGCTGTATGTTGGCGGAGTAAAAAGTCCATTCTTACCCTGCATTTTTATACCCATCATCATCGTATTCCATTTTCTACTTACGTTAAGTTGAGTAGATTTCATGGAAATCAATCCTGTTGATGGCGTATCACTTAAAACAAGAACAAAGTGATTTGCGGTTGTTTCAAGATAATTACCATTTGATAACCTATCTTTCATACTTTTATCACGAGTCGTTTGACTTATGATATCGCTATTAGCGTCGTGCACTGCAACAGGTGCCCCTACTCCTGTGCCTCTATCTTGCCATTCTAGATATTGTTTTTTATAAAAAACTGGAACAACTTTTATACTATCGTATAATTGATTTGTTACAGAGTTTAATATCTTTCCAGGCTTTGCGCCTTCAACATACTTACCATCTCTTTCATTTACTTCTGGAGATAGCTGTCCCAAAACCTTCAAGAAAGGTAACGCAAGATCTTCTTGCGATATGTTTTGAGCACCTTGATTTGCATCAGCTTCAAATAAGTTTGTTGCCAATGCACCTTCTTTTTTAGTCGTTACTTGGTTCATATTTATTTTTTCCTTTTTATTTTTTCCTTTTTATTTGTTTCTTTTTATTGTTGTTTTATTCTCCGAGAACACCCCGAAGATTTCCGTTGGCATTTCTTTACCCGCCTCAATACGCTCACGGACTAGCGCTTTCAGAGTCATGGGTTCAACCTTCATCTTTTGTGTCGGTTGAAACCCTTGACCTTTTGCAAGTTCGGCATAATCAGCCGCCTTGTTATCTTCGTTACGACCAAACGATACGGAT